AATATTATCCCAGCAGGAAACGCTGCGCTCTCTGGACTATCAACCTATGTCGGAAATGCCAATGCTGAAGCTGCAATTCTGGCTATCTCAGTCGAAATCTTTCAAGCAAGAACAGCCGCTGGTGGATCAATAGAAGGCGTAGATTTCAGCGTAACCCCTTACCGCTTATCCAAGAATTTACTTGCCAAGGTAACTGGCTTACTTGGGCCATACCTTGATGTTGAAACGATGGTCGGCTAATGCCTAGTATTGCAGAAGATGTTCGCGGTGCAATTAAAACCGCTTTAGCCTCTACCGCTGCCAATGTCTATGATCACGCGCCTGAGGCCCCAATAGTTCCAGCAATAGTTATTGTCCCTGACTCGCCCTATATGGAGCTTGAAGTCTTAGGCAAAGTTACAACCCGAGTTAAATTGAATTACACTATTACCGCCTGCGTTGCTTACTTTAGCAACCCTGCTTCTCTAGATAATTTAGAGAAGCTAGTCCTTAGTATTCTTGGAGCGCTAAACGCTTCCAAGTATGAGTTATCGACAGTCGAAAGGCCATCGATTACTACTGTTGGAACTACAAACCTGTTAGTTTCAGATATTCGCTTGAGCGTCCGCTACGAGCAAACCGCATAGGAGACCCAATGAGCACAACAATTATAACTGGGCGCGATGTGACCTTCACTCTCGATACGAAGCCATATGACGCTCAAACAACCTCAGCAGTATTAAGTGCTGAAACGATTATCGAGACTTATCAGACTCTTGATGGTCGCGCATATAAGTCAGTTGATAAGCAATGGACTTTCACAATTGAACTTCTACAGGACTGGGGCGCAAACCCATCTTATGGTTCTCTATTTGAGTCAATGTGGGCCAATGCCGAGACCGCACCTAATACACCAGTAGCAGTATCATTCACAGCTGCTAGCGGAGCATCTTTCTCGTTCAATGTCTTGCCAATCTTCCCAACTGCTGGTGGAGCTGCTCCTGGAGCACTTACCGACACTTGGACTTTGACTGTCGTTGGACAACCTTCAGAATCATTTAGCTAATAGATCGGAGCATCGGGAGCTATGAAATTATCAATTACAATTGAATACAACGGTGGCGAGGTTGCCACCTATGTTGCTCAACCGCCAGAGTGGGCCAAGTGGGAAAAGACCACAGGCCACACAATCACAAAGGCGCAAGACAATATAGGAATCTGGGATTTAATGTTCTTGGCATATAACGCTTATAAGCGCGAAAGTGCTGGAAAGCCAGTCAAGTCCTTTGATGTCTGGATGGAAACTGTTGCCGATGTAAGGACTGGCAACGATGACCCAAAAGCCATCAGCCCGACAGCATAAGGCGGCTATTAGTCACAGTTGCCATTAAGACTGGAATCCCAATGCAATACTGGGATGACTGGGACGATGTAGCAACGGCAGTCGAGCTGATAAAGGAGATGAATAGCAATGGCTGAAGAAGTATCAGCATTTGACCGGACAGAGCTCCGTCAAGTCTATAAAGCCTTTACCTTGCTAGGTGACGAAGCTAAAGCCGAGGCTCGTCAAACTTCTAACAACCTTGCTACCTATTTACAAAAACAAATAGCATCAACTGCTGGCAGTCGCACAAAAGGCCAGCAAGCTATTAACAGAATCGTTAGCGGATCTAAAGTAAGTAAGACCAGCACTACAGGCGAAATCCGTTACGGCTTTGCTAGTCAAAGATTTAGCGGTGGAGCAACTACTCAACAGCTTTGGGCTGGCTATGAATTCGGCTCTAATAAGTTTAAGCAATTCCCTAGTTATTCTGGAAGAATGGGCAGAGGCTCTCGCGGTTGGTTTATCTATCCAACTTTACGAAAAGAGCAAAGAAATATAGTCAGCCAATGGACTGCTGCCTTTAATAAGATATTGGATAAGTGGGGCATAAGTGGCATCTGATTCGAGAGCATTAACGCTCAAGCTTCTAGCAGATACAGCTGACTTCCAAAAGAAGTTAGCCAATGGCTCTAAAGATATTGATTCAATTGGTGAGAGAGCTGCTGAATTTGGCAAGAAGGCGGCGATTGCATTTGCTGCTGCTGGCGCAGCTATTGGCGCATTTGCAGTTAGCGCGGTTAAAGCTGCTGCCGAAGATGAGACAGCTCAACGCAGATTAGCCGAGACTATTACTGCAACGACTGGCGCTACTGCTAAGCAAATTGAAGGCGTTGAGAAATATATTAAGCAGACTTCAATCGCTATAGGAGTTGCAGACGATGGCTTGCGCCCTGCCTTTACGCGCCTAGTTAGATCGACGCAAGATGTAGAAGAAGCTCAGAAACTGCTAAATTTGGCACTAGATTTAAGTGCAGCTACAGGCAAGCCACTAGAGACAATATCTATGGCTTTAGGTCGAGCTTATGATGGCAATACAACAGCACTTGGCAGACTTGGCCTTGGCCTTGATGCAGATATTATAAAGAGCAAAGACTTTGATGCAATCTTCCAGCAGCTCACTGGCACATTTGGAAACTTTGCCGAGAAGGAATCAGAGACAACAGCCAAGCAATTAGAGCGCGTCAAGATTGCTCTTGATGAAGCCAAGGAATCTATTGGTGCTGCATTGCTGCCAGTAGTTCAGGAATTGACGGCTTGGATATTAGAAAACTTTATTCCAGCCCTAGAAGCATTTATATCTGGCTTGACTGGTCAAGATAGTTTAGATGAAGCTCTTACTGATAGCCAGAAAACCGCTGTTGAATGGGGTAAAAAGGTTAGAGGCTTTATCAATACAGTCATTGATCTTAAGGATGAGCTTTTCTTAGTCGCTGGAGTATTAGGAACAGTATTCGTAGTCAGCAAAATAGCAGCTGGAGTTCAAGCAACTATTCTTTTAATCCAAGGGTTAGTTGCTGCTTATGTTGCTTTAAGAAATAGCGCAGTAGCCGCAGCCATCGCCTCAAGATTTGCCTTAAATCCTTTGGCTGGTCTAGCAACTGGTGCAGCGGTAGTTGGTGCAATTATTGCTGCGACGAAGTTATTTGATAATCAAGCCAATGCAGCAGCAAGGACGGGCGGTAATACAGTTTCATCATCCAGCCTTCCAACAGGCTTTACCGCTGGAACGCCAGTTACTAGCGGTGCTGGTTCTACTGGTGGGGTTAGTTCTGGTGGTATTAGTAGTGGCGGCGTTAATACTGGTGGGGGAACTGTGATTGGATCATTGCCTGTTTTCCCATCTGGATTAAATCCAACTGGTACAGCTATACCTTCAAACTTTGATGTTGCTGGCACAGTTGCAACTAATCAGCGCGGCAATGTGGTAATCAATGTTAATGCTCCTAGCGTAATAGATGAAGAAGGCTTTGCTCGAGCAGTCCAACTTGCTCTTAATAACAGCAATTCCCGTAATGGAGGCGGTGGCGCTGGTCTTTATGGGCTGGTAGCAGAATGACCCTGTGGAATCCAGTTTATCGAGTTAAAGTTGATGGAGTAACAGCCACTAGCGCAACTTTAAGCGGCTTAACTATTACCTCGGGTCGCACCGATATTTACTCTCAGCCTCTCGCAGGCTATTGCAATCTAACTCTAATTGAGACAACTCAGGCGGCAATTCCCTACGAGATTAACGACGCAGTAACAATAGAAGTCAAAGACTCAACTGGCGCTTATGTAAATTTATTTGGCGGCTTTATTACTGATTTAAGTATTACAGTTCAAACTTCAGGATCGACAGCAACTAGCCAAAGAATACAGATAACAGCAGTAGGAGCTTTAGCTAGGCTTGCTAGAGCAGTTTATGTAGGAAACTTTGCTCATCAATTTGATGGCGACCGCATTGAAGAATTACTTAGCGGAGTTCTATTTGATCAATGGAATGAATTGCCAGCCGCCGAAACTTGGGCAGGATATGACCCATTAGTTCAATGGCAAGATGCAGAAAATAGCGGACTGGGAGAAATAGATACCCCAGGAGATTATGAGCTTCACTCTGAAAGCAATCTTAATGATACGGTTTATAACCTAGCTTCTCGCTTTGCTACTAGCGGACTTGGTTATTTATATGAAGATTCTCAAGGTCGTATCGGATATGCCGACTCAACACATAGAGCGCAATACCTTGCAACAAATGGATATGTTGATTTAGATGGATCTCATTCTATAGGCCCAGGATTATCTATGGTTAAACGCGCTGGAGATGTCCGCAATTCAATAACAATTGCTTATGGCTCTGCTGGTAATCAAAGCGTTACCGATGAAGATGCGCAGTCAATTATCCTTTATGGCCAATTAGCAAGCACAATAGACACAACTCTTCGCAATCAAAATGATGCTGAGAATCAAGCGGAATTTTATCTTGAACTAAGGGCTTATCCTGAATTTGGTTTAAAACAAATAACTTTCCCAATGGCTAGCCCAGAAATTGATAATAATGACCGAAATGCTCTATTGGGGATATTTATGGGTATGCCTATTAATTTACAAAATTTACCTTCAAATATGACCAATGGTGAATTTCTAGGTTTTGTAGAAGGTTGGACTTGGACAGCTAGCTTGAATAGGCTTGACTTGACGATGAATCTTTCCTCCCTGCAATTCTCGCTCCAAGCGTTTAGATGGAGCTCCGTCCCCGACACAGAATCTTGGAATACCCTAAGTCCAACCTTGGACTGGGCTAACGCTACAATAGTAGGCTAAAGGAGAACTATGGCAACGACAACGATTTTTGGTATTGACCTTCCAGATGATACAGATTTGGTCAAGGATGGGGCTGCTGCTATACGCACAGTCGGAAATGGCTTTGACGCGGCAGTAGGTCAATTAACCCTCAATGCCCAAACAGCCACTTATACAGTAGTCCTAACAGATAACCGCAACAAGCTAGTAACTATGTCGGTTGCTGGTGCTAATGACTTTTTGATTCCAACTAATGCCAATGTTGCTTTCCCAGTTGGATCAGTAATTAATGTAATTCAAATTGGTGCAGGTCAGACAACTATCAAGGCTGTAACTTCAGGCACTACTACAATCTCATCAACTGGAGCAACTGCCACAGCTCCTAAATTAAGAGCGCAATATTCTGCTGCATCTTGCATCAAAGTTGCTACTGATACTTGGTATGTCGTAGGAGATATAGCGTAATGCTTTTACTCGGGATTGCTTCTGCACAAAACTATCCTCGCAATTTTAGTGTTGATTATTTAGTAGTAGCAGGTGGCGGCGGTGGCTCTGGGTCAGGCTCTGGCGGTGGAGGACTTCGTTGCACAGTAACTGCGACTGGAGGTGGTGGTACTTTAGAATCACCACTCACTCTTAGCGGCAACACAAATTACACAGTAACAGTTGGAGCTGGCGGTTCGGGTTCGGCCAATGGACAAAGCACAGCTGGATCAAATGGTTCTAATTCAGTTTTTAGCACTATAACTTCAACTGGCGGCGGCGCTGGACAATATGTTGGCGCTTCTTTATTAAATGGAATTTCTGGTGGTAGCGGTTCTGGCGGAACTCAAGGAGGAGGCAGTAATGTTGGAACTCCTTTTGGTGGAGCTGGAACAGCAAATCAGGGTTACGATGGCGGTTCATCTTTTACTTTCGTTTCTGGCACTTCATCAACTGGTGGAGGCGGTGGCGCTGGTGCAGCAGGTGGATCTGCATCCGCTCAAAATACTGCTGGCGCTGGTGGTAATGGCGTAGCTACTTCAATAACTGGCTCATCTGTGACTTATGCAGGTGGCGGCGGTGGTGGTATTTATGTTAATGGAACTGCTATATCTGGTGGAACTGGTGGAGGAGGAACTGGATCAACTGGGAATAATGCTGGTTCATCAGGTACCGTTAATACTGGTGGAGGTGCTGGAGGTTTTTATTCTGAAGCTTATAAAACTGCAGCATATTCAGGAGGTAGCGGCGTAGTTATATTGCGTTATCCAGATACTAGGACAATTACAATAGGTGCAGGATTAACAGGAACGGAAAGCGCAGCAAGTGGCGGTTATAAGCGAGCAACGATAACTGCAGGCACTGGGAATGTGAGTTGGACATAATGGCTCATTATGCATTTTTAGATGAAAATAATTTAGTAACTGAAGTTATTACTGGCATAGATGAAACTGAACTTATAGAAGGTTTAGATACAGAAACTTGGTATGGTAATTTTAGAAATCAAGTCTGTAAGCGCACTTCTTACAATGGCAATATACGCAAGCAATACGCTGGTATAGGTTTTAGTTATGACCCTGTGGCAGATATATTTATTGCGCCTCAGCCTTATGCATCTTGGTCGCTAGATGATAACTTTGATTGGCAACCTCCGACACAAAGGCCAGAAGGGTTAAATTGGCATTGGGACGAAGATACTCTGGAGTGGATAAGTGGCTAAACTATGCGCTGCTGGAATTCAATTAAGGAATCAAATAGATGATGATTATCCTGATAGGGATCGTAAGTCTGATGGCTGGGTGGCTGATGCTAGGCATCTTGCAAAGGGCACTTCTGACCATATACCAGACTCTCGAGGAATCGTCAGAGCTATAGATATAGATT